CAATAATTGAACAATTAATTGACAAATTACCCCAAAAAAGTGGAAATTTGTTTAAAATAGTTCCAAATCTGTCACTTCAAGACGGTATTCAAGCAACGCGCATGGCACTAGCCCGCACTTGGTTTGATGGAATGAAGTGTCAGGATGGGATTGAATGCTTGCGGCAATACCAAAGGGAATACGATGAAGATAAAAAAGTATTTCGTGACAAGCCTAGACACGATTGGACGAGTCATGGAGCGGATGCTTTTAGAATGCTTTCTATTGCTTGGCGCGATGAAACAGAAATTGAAAAGCAAAATCAACCGATTAAAGGCATTTTTGTCGGACAGACTGACGTGACCCTTGAAGAAATGTGGCGAAGCACACCTAAGACTACTCACCAAAGGTATTAAATATGAATGACACCCTGAATAAGACCTACGAGGATTGGTATAACACCATCGCCCAATATGACAAGGCTTTCAGGGAGTGGGAGGCAAGAGTCCCCCGAATCATCAAGCGCTATCGTGACGACAGCCGCACCCGCAACAACCCCAACGCTCGGTTTAATATCCTTTGGTCTAACGTCCAAGTCATTAAGCCAGCCATTTTTGCTCGCTTGCCACGTCCGGACGTAAGCCGACGCTTTAGAGATAACGACCCAATTGCCCGCGTTGCATCGATGATGCTTGAGCGTGCTTTGGAATATGAGATTGAGCATTACAGCGACTACAAGTCCGCGATGGATAACGCTGTATTTGACCGCCTGCTCGGTGGGCGCGGTACTGCATGGGTTCGATACGAGCCACATATTGTTGCAGAGCAAAACGACATGAACACCGGCTTGGCCGGACAAGACGTAGGCAACGGACTGCAAATAACGGAGGATGCTGATGAGGCCGAGACGGAAGACGCTGAATTGGTGGAATCGCAGGAACGCATTGAATATGAGTGCGCTCCAGTCGATTACGTTCATTGGCGCGACTTTGGCCATACTGTTGCTCGTACTTGGGAAGAAGTAACCGCCGTTTGGCGCAAGGTTTACATGAGCCGCCAAGCCTTAATTGACCGGTTTGGCGAGGAAATGGGTAGCAAGATACCTTTAGATACCAAGCCTGAGTCGGACAAGTGGGCAAACAAACAAATGACCGCCGAGCATTATCAGGCTTGCATTTATGAGATTTGGGACAAAGAACAGGGTAAAGTCTTTTGGGTTAGCAAATCGATGGGCGAGATTCTTGACGAGAAGGACGACCCGCTACAGCTTGAGGGTTTCTTCCCATGCCCCAAACCAATATACGCTACGCTCACCACAGACAGCCTTGAGCCGGTTCCGGACTTTGTTTTATACCAAGACCAAGCCAAGCAATTAGACACGCTGGCAGACCGCATTGACGGCCTTGTGAACGCTCTGCGTGTGCGCGGTGTGTATGACGCATCCGAATCCAGCCTTGCCCGCCTATTCTCTGAGGGTGAGAACAACGCACTGATACCGGTCAAGAATTGGCAGGCCTTTGCTGAAAAGCAGGGTATGAAGGGCGCGATTGACCTTGTTGACCTTGCACCGTTTGCCCAAGCCTTACAGATGGCTTACCAAGCGATGGAGCAAGTCAAGGGTCAGATTTACGAGATTATGGGTATCGCCGACATCCAGCGTGGTCAGACCGACCCCAATGAGACGCTAGGCGCCCAAATTATTAAGTCCAACAATGCGGCCGGACGACTAAAGACCATGCAACACGCAGTGGTCGACTTTGCGACCGACTTGTTGCGTATCAAGGCACAGATTATCTGCAAACACTTCACCGACGACACCATCGTCAAGATTAGCGGTGCCATGCAATTAAGCCCACAAGACCAGCAATTAATTCCGCAGGCCTTGATGTTATTGAAGGACGAGCCAGCTAAGAACTTCCGCATCGAAGTGACTAGCGACTCGATGATATTCCAAGACGAACAGCAAGAAAAAGCTGACCGGATTGAGTTCTTGACGGCTGTATCGACCTTTATGAACAACGCATTACCAATCGCAACCAACGCGCCCGAACTGACCCCGCTTTTGATGGAAATGCTTAAGTTTGGTGTGACCGCGTTCAAGGCTGGTAAGGGCATGGAAGGCCTTATTGATGAGACCGCCGACCAGTTTAGGAACCAAGCCAAGGCTCAGATGGGCCAACCCAAACCGCCACCAGTCGAGGTTCAAAAGATACAGGCTCAGTCGCAAGCCAAAATGCAGGAATTGCAGATGGCCGCACAGATTGAGATGCAAAAGCTACAGGCTCAGACAGAATCCGAGAAAGCCAAGCAAGAGTACCAAGCCCAAGAGAACCAGCTTAAATTCCAGCTTGAAGAACAGCGTAACGCTATGGACAGAGAGATGGAAATGAAACTGGCTCAGATGCGGATGATGACCGAGCGCAATACCCAATTGTTGCTGGCCTACGTCAACAACGGTGCCAAGATAGAAACCGCACGAATTAGCGCCGGAGTCGATAGCGGTGAAGGCATTGCAGAAATGTACGACATGGATGAGGATATGCTCAAAGCCCAAGAACATCCGCTTGCACCTATTGCTAACGCAATCGCCCAAGGTAATCAAGAAATGACTGCTACGCTTACTGCTTTAATCGAGCGTTTAAACCAACCCAAACAAGTCGTCCGCGACCAAAACGGTAAAATCATAGGAGTTCAATAATGGCATCAAACCTCAAATATTCCAACGGAACGCGAAACGCACAGCAAGTGGGTTTGATTACCTACGCAGGGTCGGGCGCGAAGATTAACATTTATTCCGGTAGCCAGCCTGCTAACGCAAACACTGCCATATCAGGGCAAACCCTACTCGTTACCCTGACGATTAGCGGCTCGTTTGGTACGGATAGCAACGGAACGATTACTTTGTCGACTGTGACCAACGGAACAGCGGTTGCAACCGGCACAGCATCGTTCTTTAGAATTACTCAGTCGGACAACACAACGGTGGTTATGGACGGTTCTGTTGCCACCAGCGATGCCGATTTAGTCTTAAACAATACAAGTATTGCAACCGGTCAGGTTGTTAGCATTTCCGCAGGAACCATCATCCGAGCCAACCAATAAGGATAAATTATGGCTTTAGTCCTTAAAGACAGGGTTAAAGAAACGACCACAACGGTCGGGACTGGCTCGTTTGCGCTTGCTGGTGCGGTGACCGGATATGACTCTTTTGGTCAAATCGGGTCAGGAAACACCACCTATTATGCGGTTTACCTTGATGGCGGCTCAGAATGGGAGGTTGGAATCGGTACTTATACCGCGCCCAGCACGCTTTCTCGCGATACCATCTTGGCATCAAGCAATTCAGGGTCAATCGTCACCTTTTCTGCTGGTCAAAAGACCATTTGGTGTGATTATCCAGCTGGCAAAGCAGTTTATACCGACGCTACAGGCTCGATTAGCCAAACGATTGTCAATATTTCAGGCATCACTGGCGATATTGCGACCCCTGATTCGATTACTTTTGACACAACTGCCGCAGAAGCCTCGGCAACCGGTAAGTTATTTTGGGATGATGGCGACGGAGTCCTCTCAAACGGCCTAAAAGGCGGCAACGTCACGCTACAAATAGGAACGCAGGAGTTTGCCCGCGTTTACAACGACAGCGGCACGACCTTAACCAAGGGGCAGGCGGTCTATATCTCAGGCGCACAGGGCAACCGCGTTGCAGTCAAACTGGCAAGAGCAGATGTTGAGGCCACATCCTTTGGAACCATCGGTTTAGTTGCTGAAACCATGACCAGTGGTGCGGAAGGTTTCATTATCGTATCGGGCGCCCTGTACAAGTTAAATACATCCGGTCTTGTGGCCGGTGCAACCGTTTATTTATCGCCAACCACTGCGGGCGCGGTCACCACGACTAAACCCCAAGCACCTGACCAGCTTGTCGTTATCGGCTGGGTTGAGCGGGTGGATAACATTGTCGGGTCAATCTACGTCAAGATTGATAACGGCTACGAACTAGACGAATTGCATGACGTCCGAATAACTAGCCCGCAAAGCGGCAACGTCCTAATTTATGATGCCAGCACTAGTCCAATTGGTGTGTGGAAGAACGCAAACCTGATTGATGGCACCGGCATTACGATTACCGAGGGTGCAGGGTCAGTTACCATTACAAACGCAGGGGTAACCCAAGCAACGGCCGGAACCGGAATATCGGTATCAAGTGGCACCGGTAACGTCACAATTACCAACACCGCGCCCGACCAAACGGTTGCCTTGACTACTGGCACTGGAATCAGCATCAGCGGAACATACCCAAACTTTACGATTACCAACGCTGGTGTTACACAGTTAACCGGAACCGCTAACCAAATAACGGTATCTGCCAGCACAGGAAGTATTACCTTAAGTCTGCCGTCCACAATCAATGTCAACATTAGTGGTAACGCGGCAACGGTAACAAACGGAGTTTATACAACAGGAAGTTATGCCGACCCTACTTGGATAACTAGCCTTGCCGGTAGTAAAATCACAGGAACAATCGATGGCGGTAGTTTTTAAAGGAAATTAGATATGCCAACAACCATTAAGCTAAAAAACAGCGTAACGACTACAAACGCACCAAGTTCACTTGAACAGGGTGAAGTCGCCATTAACATTACCGATAAAAAGGTATGGGTCGGTAATGCGGCCACAACCCCAATTCAATTGCTTGGTGATGGTGGTTCAGGAACCTTCACTAGCCTGACAGTTACTGGAGTTGCAACATTTAGCGCCGGCACCGTTTCTGCCCCATCAATTACCACAGCGGGTGACACAAATACCGGTATTTACTTTCCCGCCGCCGACACCATTGCATTTGCCGAGGGTGGAGCTGAGGCAATGCGGATTGACTCGTCAGGGAATGTTGGAATCGGCACTAATAGTCCTACAAGAACGCTTGATATTGCTAGGTCATCTAGTAGCGGTAACTCAGCTAACTTTCCAGCTTTACTTGTAAAAAATACTTTAGCAACACAAGGGGATGGAAGCACTACTTTTAACTATGCTCGCA